TGGCAAAATTCATCAGGCGCAGTAGTTGCTTCAATAGACTCTTTAGGAAAGATAACTTCTTATAATAGAGATACAGCAGGTGGAAATAATAATTTAACTATAAGTGGATATTATAATGGAAGTACGTCATCATTAGACTTGCAAAGCAATGGAATAACAAGAGCTAGTTTAATTAGTAGTGGAACTATTGGCACTGATTCCTCTTTTAGAATTCATACTAGAATTAATGACGTATTATCTGAGAGATTTAGAATTGCCACAACAGGAAGAGTTGGCTTTAATACCAATAATCCTTCTTCTGGACTTCATTTCTTAAACACCATTGCCTCAGATGTAGGTTTAATTGTTCAAGGCGCAGCCTCACAAACCGCCAATCTTCAAGAGTGGCAGAATAGTTCTGGGACTGTACTTAGCAAGGTAACATCTGATGGTTCTTTGCATATAGGCGGTGGTGCTTGGACTACAATTAACCCTGTTTACGGACAGGTTGGTATTAGAACTGATGGAGCACTTTTAGGTTCTCTTTCAGTCGGAACTGGAAATTCTGGTGTTGTTGGTCTAGTAGTAAAAGCCGTTGCCTCACAAACCGCCAATCTACAGGAATGGCAGAACAGTGCTGGGACTGTAGTTGCAAACATTAAATCAGATGGTTCATTTAAAACTGGAATAATCCAGACAGGTCAATTTTATACACCAACAGATACTGGCCCATATTTACTTTCAGACCAATATGGTTGGAGTTTAATAAATAGAACATCAGTTTATGTTGTTCCTTTAGTTATTAAGGGTATGGCTTCACAAACAGGCGACCTACAGCAGTGGCAGAATAGTAGTGGAACTGTACTTGCTAAAATAGATGCTACTGGAGCAATGTTTACAACAACAGCGGCGGTAGGAACAAATACCACTCAGGTAGCAACTACAGCATTTGTGAAAACTGCTATAGATAATCTTGTTGATTCCGCCCCAGGAACTTTGGATACATTAAATGAAATTGCGGCGGCATTAAATGACGATCCTAATTTCTATACTACAATAACAACACTAACATCAGCTCTTGAAAATAATGATGTGTATAATTACATGGGGGTATTTTAATGGCAGCAACACCAGCATTGCTATATAGAGGGGCGGCAGCAACAAGTTCTACTACTCTTAAAACAACCACCACAACCACAGTATTAACAGATATAGTTATATCTAATTCATCTTCAAGTCAACAATATGTTACAATGACAGTAGATGGAGTAAATATACTTCCTGCCGTTCCAATTTCAGCAAATACGGTTGTAACAATTCAGCCAAAAACTGTAATTGCTACATCTAAAGTAATAGCAGGATTTGCTACATCAACTAGCGTTACATTCCATATCTCAGGAGTAGAAATCTCATGATAGATCAATATCCTTCCGCAAATGGCGTTTTAACTAGCCTTATTTGGCGTAAGACAGCCTCTGGAGGCGAGACTAGCCTTTCTGGCTATGATAACGCAAATCAGGCTCTATCGTACACTCCAGGGCAGGAACAGGTATATCTCAATGGTATTCTTCTAGTTCGTGGAGATGATTATACAGCTACAAATGGTACATCAATTACAGGATTATCGGCATTGTCTGCTTCAGACTTTGTTCAAGTAAATTGCTATAATAATTTTAGTGTAGCTTCGCTACCTACATCTGGACTAGTTGGCACAATTTCAAATGCTCAATTACAAAATTCAGCAATTACCATAAATGGTTCTGCTATATCTTTAGGAGGATCAGTTTCTCTTCCTGGAGATATAGAATCAGTTACAGCATCAAGTCCTTTAACAGGCGGAGGAACAAGTGGAGCGGTAACAATAGGAATTCAATCTGCTTCTACTACTCAGTCAGGAGCAGTTCAATTATCAGATTCAACATCAACAACATCATCAATTTTAGCTGCAACCCCGACAGCAGTAAAATCTGCATACGATTTAGCTAATACTGCAAATACAACAGCAAATGGAGCAATTGCAAAATCAACTATTACAACTACTGGTGATATTATATATGCATCATCAGCAAACACTCCAGCAAGATTAGGAATTGGCTCTACTGGTCAGGTGCTGACTGTATCTGGAGGAATTCCAACATGGGCTGCTGCTGCAGGTGGGGGTAGTGGAGGAATGACATTAATTACAACTTCTACTATTTCTTCTGGTACTAATACACATACAATAGGAAGCATAAGCACATCTTATAAACATTTATATGTTGTAGGTAGAAATATTATAACTAATAACGGAGATGGAGCAGCAAATTTTTCTGTTAGATTTAATGGAGATACAGCAGCCAATTACTCTACAGCGTATTCAACAAATATTACAAATGGAGCTGCAATAGGTCTAACAGAAATGTTTATTAATGCTAGATTAAATGGTGCAGGAACTAACACAGATCCTCAAAGACAAAATCATTTTGTAATGTGGATTCCAAGATATACCGATACAACAGATATTTTTGTTGATTGGAAAACTTATGGAATAGATCAAAATACTACTCCATGGTTTTATGTTGGATGTGGAGTGTACAATTGTAGTGCAGCTATAACATCAATGACATTTTTTACTGGCGGAGCTAATTATGGATCTGGCGGAACAATTTATATATATGGAGTAAACTAATATGACTAAACCAATGATAAGAATACATAATGCAGAAACTGATGAATATGTTGATCGTGAAATGAATGATGAGGAATATTCGCAGTATTTAATTGATACAGAAAAAACCCAAAATATGATTTATCAAGAAGAAGAAAAAAAACAAAATAAAAATGCTTTATTAGAACGCTTAGGAATTACCGAAGAAGAAGCAAAATTGCTTCTTTCATAAAGGAGAAGCATGAGTAAGGCTAGAAACTTAGCAAGCATCTTCACAACCGCCTCCGATATGGCGACGGATGCAGAAGTAACCTCTGCTATAGCCGCTCACGTTACAGCAAATGATCCTCATGGAGATAGATCATATTCAGATACCGCTATCTCAAATCATAATACATCAGCAAATGGACATGTAAAAAGAGGAAATACTGCTTCTCGTCCTGCTTCACCAACAAATGGTGATGTATATATGAATACACAGTTAGGATACCCAGAGTTTTATACTGGAACTGCTTGGATACCAGTTGGAATAGCCCCAACCACTCCAAGTAGTGTTGTAGCTACAAATGTTGGAACAAATCGTTCATTTAATAATGGTTCTGCATCAGTAGCATTTACAGTGGGAACAGTACCAGGATCTACTTACACTATTACATCTTCTCCAGGATCGTACTATAATACTGGTTCATCTTCTCCGATTATTGTTGAAGGATTACAGTCAAATACTGCTTATACATTTACTGCTACGGCATCAAGTGTATATGGAACTTCATCCGCTTCTGCAGCATCATCTAGTATTACTGCTACTACAGTTCCTGCTGCTCCAAGTATATCTGCAGCTAGTGGAAATACTAATGCAATAATTACAATTACACCTGGAGCAACTGGCGGATCATCTATTACACAATATACAATCACCTCAAGCCCAGTAACTACAACTCAGACAACTTCAAATACTAGTTATACATTTACTGGTCTTACAAATGGAACTGCTTACACTTTTACAGCAACTGCAACTAATGCTAATGGTACATCTTCAGCCTCATCTGCAAGTAACTCTGTAACTCCATTAGATAATTTAATTGTAGACTATTTGGTTGTAGCGGGAGGTGGCGGAGCAGGCGGTGGAGCAGGAAGCGGCGGTTCTCAACTAGGTAGCGGCGGAGGTGGAGCAGGAGGATTAAGGTCTACAGTTACAGCAACTGGTGGAGGCGGAAGTTTAGAATCTTCACTATCCTTACCATACAATACATCATATACTATTACAGTTGGAGCAGGAGGAGCTGGAAATGGAGGCGGTAGCACATCTGGTACAAAAGGATCAGATTCTTCTATAGCAGGAACAGGAATTACAACAATAACATCAGTGGGTGGCGGAAGAGGAACTGCTGGAGCTGGCGATCAGGGAGGTTCAGGAGCAGGAGGAACAAATAGTGGAGCAGGAGGTTCAAATACTTCTGGACAAGGTTATTCTGGAGGTTCTGGTTCATCAACAGCAGGCGGTGGCGGCGGCGGAGCAGGAGCAGCTGGCGCAAGCACAACAGGCTCAAATGGTGGTGCAGGCGGATCTGGCGTAACAGTAGCAATTAGTGGTTCATCTATTGCTTATGCAGGTGGTGGCGGTGGCGCTGCTGGAGCAAATAGTGGAGGCAGTGGTGGAGCAGGTGGTTTAGGCGGTGGAGGTACAGCGCCTGGTAGCAATGGATCTGGTTATGTAGAGCCAACTGTAAATAGAGGCGCAGGTGGATATGGAGGAAATGGTTCGTGGGGAGGATGGACTGGAGGATCTTCTGGAACTATTGTTCTTAGATATCTTGGCGCTCAAAAGGCATCAGGTGGAATAGTTACATCATCTGGAGGATATACAATACATACTTTTAATGCTTCAGGAACATTTTCTATAGGATCTATAGATACATCAACAACAAAAGCATCTGGCGGAGCAATATATTCAGATGCTACGTATTATTATCATGTTTTCTCATCAACTGGTTCATTTGTTGCAAGTCAAAATTTAACAGCAGATATACTTTTAGTTGCAGGTGGTGGAACTGGAGGTAATGGAAATGCTGGTGGTGGTGGAGCAGGTGGATTGTTAGTTCAAAGCGGAAGAACTGTTAATGCTGGAACGTATCAAGTTACAATAGGTGCTGGAGGTCCAGTAGCTAGCAGATCAACAGATCCAGGTCCATCTCCTAATGGAAGCAACTCTGTATTTGATACAGTTACTGCTTTAGGTGGCGGCGGTGGCGGTAAAGATATGGCTGGTAATGGTGCTTCTGGAGGTTCTGGCGGTGGTGGTGGTGGAGACTATAATAATGGAAGTTCGGGTTCTCCAGCTACAAAATCTGGAGGAGCAGCAACACAAGGAAATTCTGGTGGCGCAACTGGATATGGATTTGCTGGAGGAACTTCTAGTGGAGATACCTATCCTGGTGGATCTGGAGGCGGCGGAGCTGGTGGAGTTGGAGCACAAGGAAATCAGTCAGCTGGATCGGGAGCTGGAGGAATTGGTAGAACAGATTCTTTGATAAATGCAATGGGTTCTGCAACAAAAATGGGACATTTATCTGGAGGCAATTACTATTTTGCTGGTGGAGGCTGTGGCTATCAAGCAGGTGCTAATGGAGGAGGATTAGGTGGCGGAGGATCATTTGTAAATAGTAAAGGTGTTCCAGGAACTGTAAATACAGGAGGCGGTGGAGCAGTAGGTGCTGCAGGTGGTTCAGGAATATTTATAATTAGATACGCAAAATAAATAATAGACTTATCATTTACAAAATGGTAAAATATATAAAATAGGAGGTAATAAAATGGCACATTACGCTTTTCTTGACGAAAACAACGTTGTTACACAAGTAATCGTTGGTCGCAATGAAGATGAAGTTGTTGATGGCATTTCTGATTGGGAAGCCCATTACGCAGAAGTATACGGACAAGTATGCAAGCGTACATCATATAATTCGATGGGCGGGAAGCGCAGAAACCCAGAAACAAATGAACTAACAGAAGAATCTGGATTTAGAAAGAATTATGCAGGTATTGGGTATACATATGATGCAGCCCGTGATGCATTTATTCCACCTAAACCATATAATTCTTGGGTACTCAATGAAGATACATGTCTTTGGGATGCACCAACACCAATGCCAACAGATGGTCAACTCTACCGTTGGGTAGAAGAAGACCTAAATTGGCAAGTTGTAGTATTGGAGTAATATAAATTGACAAGGGCTAGGGATGTTGCTAACGTTCTCTCTACCGCCACAAGTTTGGCGACAGATGTAGAGACAGCGGCAGCTATCTCTAGCCATAATTCTGCTACAACATCAGTACATGGAATTTCAGATACATCAGCATTAGCAACACAAACATATGTTCAAAATAATAAGGGTGTTAAAAGCGGAAATACTGCTTCTCGTCCTGCATCTCCTTCAACGGGAGATATTTATTCTAATACAGAATTAGGTTATCCAGAATTTTATAGTGGAAATGCATGGCTTCCTATTGGAGCAATCCCAACAGCCCCATCATCTGTTACTGCTACAGATCAAGGATCAGGACGGGCATTTAACAATGGACAGGCATCTATTTCATTTACGCCAGGCACTGTGCCAGGAGCTACATATACTGTTACATCAAGTCCTGGCTCATATACAGCAACAGGTTCGTCATCGCCAATTGTTATAACAGGACTTCAATCAAATACAAGTTACACATATACAGTAACAGCATCTAGTGTTTATGGTACATCTTCACCATCTGCTGCATCAGCAGCAGTTACTGCAACTACTGTGCCATCAGCACCAACTGCAGTTTCTGCAGAAAAAGGAAATACAAAAGCATATATTAATTTTACACAAAGCTCTACTGGCGGATCAACAGTTACAAATTATAAATATTCAACAGATGGAGTTAATTATACAGCGTTCTCTCCAGCACAAACTACATCACAATTAACAATTTCAAATCTTACAAATGGAAATTCTTATTCTTTTTATATAAAAGCTGTAAATGCTAATGGAGATTCAGCTGCTAGTTTAATAACAAATAGTATTACTCCGTCCTTACCATCTACAGTTACGGGTGGAACATTGACATCTGATTCATCATATTATTATAGAACATTTACTAGCTCATCAGATACATTGTCTATATCTAATTCAACTCTTTCCGCAACATATGTTGTTGTTGGCGGCGGCGCAGCAGGTGGAGCATGTAATGGTGACGGCGGAGGAAGTTATATTGGCGGTGGCGGCGGAGGTGGCGGCGGTGGAGTATCAACATCAACAATTAATTTTGCAACAGGAAATTATACTGTTACTGTTGGCGCAGGCGGAACTGGTGGAAATAGAGCAGGTGGCTCTGGAAGTCCCAGTAGTTTAATTGGAGGAGCAGTTTCTGTAACATCAAATGGCGGCGGCGGTGGTGGGTGGGGAACTGGTAACACAGCAGGAGCTGGTGGAACTGGAGGTTCACCAAATGGCGGTGCTGGTGGACAAGGTGGTTACTATAATAATAATCCTAGCGGTCCAGCTGGTGGAACTGGAGGTCCAACAATTTCTGGATTTAGTACATATGGTTCTGGAGGAAGTGGAGGTTCGGGAGGTCCAAATGGAACTGGCATTGGATCTGCAGGAGGAACAAATACAGGAAATGGAGCAAATGGGTCTGGATATAGTGCTAATGGTCCAAACGGCGGATCTGGTGTAGTGGTAGTTAGATATCTTAAGACTGCAATAATATAAAATGGGAGTAATAAATGGCTAACAAAGATTTCAAAGTAAAGAATGGTATAGATATCCAAACACCACTTCCTGTATCTATGGGTGGAACAGGACAAACTTCTACTAATAATACTTTGAATTCATTACTGCCGCCCCAATCTGGAAATGCAAATAAAATTTTACAAACAGACGGAACAAATACAACATGGGTAACAAAACCAAATGAATATACAATAGGAAATACGGCGGCAAGACCAGGGTCTCCATCTTCTGGAACAATTCATTCTAATACTGAATTAGGTTATCCTGAATTTTATAATGGAACAACATGGATTCCAATTGGAGCAGTTCCAACTGCTCCTACTGGAGTTACTGCCACAAATCAAGGAACTGGAAGAGCATTTAATAATGGACAGATGTCTGTTGCATTTACTCCAGGATCTGTTCCAGGTTCTACTTATACAGTAACTCCGTCTCCATCAACGTCTCCAAGTACATTTTCAGGTTCTTCATCACCAGTTACTGTAACTGGATTACAGTCTTCAACACAATATACATACACTGTTACTTCAACTAGCGTCTATGGTACATCTGCAGCTTCAACTGCTTCAACAGCAGTTACTGCAACTACCGTACCAGCAACGCCATCAGCACCAACAGCAACTAACGTAACTGGAATAGCATATGGATCATCACCACAAGCTTCCGTAGCATTTACTGCTCCAGCAACTGGTGGATCTACAATTACATCGTATACAGTCACCTCATCTGGTGGTCAGTCTAACACAGGCGCATCGTCACCAATAGTTGTTACTGGTGATACAGCAGGAACTAACTATACTTACACAGTTACTGCAACCAATACTAACGGAACTTCTTCTGCTTCTTCTGCTTCAGCATCTTTGACAGCAGCAACAGCACCACAAGCACCAACAATAGGTACAGCAACAAAAACAGGACAAACAACTGCAACAATATCATTCACAGCTCCTACTAATAATGGCGGATCAACAATTACTTCTTATACTGCAACATCCTCCCCAGCTGGAGGAACTGGTACGTTGTCTCAAGCAGGTTCAGGAACAATAAATATAACTGGACTAACTTCTGCAACAAATTACACATTTACAGTCACCGCAACTAACGCCATAGGAACATCAACACAATCTGCAGCAAGTAATCAGATAACTACAGATGCTGCAACATTGACTACAGATATTATGGTTATTGCTGGAGGAGGATCTGGAGGAACACAAAATGCAGGCGGCGGCGGCGCTGGAGGATTTCAAGTATTTAGTTCACAAGTATTAAATTTACAGCAAGCATATCCAGTAAAAATAGGAGCTGGTGCTGCCGCACCAGGAAGTTCTCAATTTGGAAATAGTGGAAGTAATTCACAATTTGGATCATTAACAGAATCTGTTGGTGGCGGCGGTGGTTATGGAAGTGGAATGAACAGCGGTTCTGTTGCTGGATTAACTGGGGGTTCAGGTGGAGGAGCTGGCGGAACTGGAACAAACTCACCAGGTACTTGGGCAGCAGGAACATCAGGACAAGGTAATCGTGGCGGAGCACAAACAGGAAACTATATTGGTGGCGGAGGCGGAGGAGCATCTGGAGCTGGAGCAGATTCGGGAGGTGGCGGTGGTGCTGGCGGTGCTGCAAATTCATCATATTCTGCATGGGCAACTGCAACCAGTACTGGAGTTAGCGGAGCCTTTGCTGGAGGTGGCGGAGGAGGACCAGGCGGCGCAGGAGGTGGCGGAGGAGCAACGTCTGGAGGAGGAACCTCTGTAAGTTCAGCTACACAAAATACTGGAAGCGGAAGTGGAGGAACAAGAGATCCAGGAACTGGCGGTGGCGGTGGTTCAGGATTAGTTATAGTAAGATATGCTGGATCTCAAGCTGCAACAGGAGGAACTGTTACTTCTGCTGGAGGCTATACATATCATAAATATTTAAGTACAGGATCTTTTTATACAGGTTTAGGAACAGCAAAAGCAACTGGTGGACTTATAAGTTATGATAATACTTATGTTTATCATGCATTTACAGGAACATCAAACTTTGTTCCATCTCAAAATATATCTAATGCTGAAATTTTAGTTATAGCAGGAGGTGGATCTGGAGGACTACAATATGGCGGTGGAGGTGGCGCTGGTGGATTAGTTTATACTTCTGGAAGATCTTTTAGTAGTGGAACTACTTATACAGCAAGCATAGGTTCTGGAGCTCAATCAGCGGTTGAAAGTGCAAATAGAAATGGATATCAAGGACAAAGTTCATCTTTAAGTGGTTCTGGATTTTCTACAATAACTGCAACAGGTGGTGGAGCAGGCGGAGGAGATTATGGAAATAATCCAAATGCTGGCGGAACTGGAGGTTCAGGTGGAGGTGGATCTCAATGGAATGGAGGTGCAGGTGCTGGAACTTCAGGTCAAGGAAATAATGGACAAGCTGGTGGTGCATATGGAACCTATGGCGGAGGTGGTGGAGGTGCAGGAGAAAATGGCGGAACTGATGGTAATGCACAGGGTGGAGATGGATCGTCTGCATATTCTCAATGGTGCAAATCAACAGGATTTGGAACTCAAGACGGATTAACTGGAACATGGTATATTGCTGGCGGCGGTGGTGGTGCTACAAATACTGAAAATCCACAGGGCGGTTTAGGTGGTGGAGGAAATGGAATTAGATATTCTGGTGGATACTCAAATGAAGTTGGCTTAGCAAATACTGGTGGCGGCGGTGGTGGAGCATTCCCAGGAAGATTCTACACTTCAGGATCAATAAACTTAGGAGATTCAACTAACGGAGGATCTGGTATAGTTATTATCAGATATCTAAAGTAATTTTTTGATTAAAATAAGGAGAAAAAGTGGCACATTTTGCAGAAATAGATGATCATAATAATGTGATACGTGTATTGGTTGTTGATGATTTATATGAAGAGAGAGGAAGCGAATATCTTTCTACTGATTGTGGACTTGGCGGCAGATGGATAAAAACTTCTTATAATACATTTGGAAATACTCATAGATTAGGTGGAATACCTTTAAGAAAAAATTTTGCTGGACTTGGAATGATTTATGATGAACAAAGAGATGCATTTTTATACCCAAAACCATTTCCGTCATGGATATTAGATGAAGAGTCATGTTTATGGAAAGCTCCAGTTCCTAGACCAGATGACGATAAATTTTATTATTGGGACGAATCAATAGGCTCTTGGCAAGAACAATAATATATTATATAATAAAGTAAATAGTAGAAAGAAGTGAAAATGTCTTACGAAGTATTTGACAATTATTTAGATGAAGATAGCTTTAAATTAATAAAATCAATATTTGTAAATAACTATAATTTTCCATGGTATTATAATGAAATTATAACCAAAGAAAATTTAGATGAAGAATTTAACTTAGATAGGCATCAATTTACTCATGTTTTATATAGAGAAAATCAAGGGGTGTCCTCCGATTTCTATCAGTATATAGTTCCACTCATTGAAAAAATAAATAGTCCATTGCTCATGAGAGTAAAAGCAAATTTGGGAACAAGAACTGAAAAACATGTAGAGGGCGGATTTCATACAGATTCAAAACTTAATCATAAAACAGCAGTATTTTATTTAAATACTAATAATGGATATACCTTATTTGAAAATGGAGATAAGGTAGAAAGCCTTGAAAATAGGCTAGTAGTGTTCAATTCAGATGTCCTACACACAGGAGTATCCCAGACAGATACTAAGATTCGCTGTCTTTTAAATATAAACTATTTTTAAAACATATATGGTAAAATAGACTATAATCCAAAAAGGGGACAGTGAACCTGAATGGCAGATAAAGATTTTAAGGTAAAGAATAAGCTCATAGTCAAGGGCATTTCTTCTGCTGGCCCGCTCACAATTGATTCAAGCGGAAATGTAGATTCTACTAGCAGCATTCCTACACAATATGGCGGAACAGGTACAACACAATCTCCAAATGCTGGACAAATTTTATACTCTTCTTCTGGCACAAACTATTCTCCAACTTCTCTTACATCCCTATCATTTCCAGCATCATATACAACATCAGAACCTTCCAGCCCAATTGTAGGACAAATTTGGATAGATTCAGATTCTGACAGTCTTTCTTTTGATACAAATTTAATTCGCAGACAAGCATTTACAGCAACTGGTGGACAAACAGTATTTACAACATCTATATCCTTTATAGAAGGATATGAGCAAGTTTATTTTAATGGTCTCCTTTTGCTACGTACAACAGACTATACAACATCTGGTGGAAATACAGTTACTCTAACATCAGCAGCGGCAGCAAATGATATCGTAGAAGTAGTAACAATAACTAATCTTAATTCAGTAAATACATATACACAATCGGAAATAGATTCAGCATTATCTGCTAAATTATCTACATCTACTGCCGCATCTACATATTTAACACAGTCTAATGCAGCCTCAACTTATTTGACGCAATCTAATGCAAGTTCAACTTATTTAACACAGTCTAATGCTAGTTCTACATATGTTCCACAAACTAATTATAGTATTGCTGGTAAGAATGCGGTAATCAATGGTGGTATGGACATTTGGCAAAGAGGAACTTCGTTTTCTTCATATACAGGTTCTAAATATACAGCAGATAGATGGTTGGTTGGAACAACTACAGGCGGTGGCGCAACTGTCGTTAGTAGAGAAAACACTTCTGACACGACAAATTTACCATTTATCCAGTACTGTGCACGAATTAAACGGAATGCAAGTTCAACAAACACAGACCCGATTTATTTAGTGCAGAATTTTGAAACAGTAAACTCAATACCTTATGCTGGCAAAACTGTAACATTGTCTTTCTATGCTCGCTCAGGTGCTAACTTTTCCGCAACTTCTTCGGCTTTGACCGTTGCTCTTTTTACTGGCACAGGAACTAACCAAAATAGATTAAATGGGTCATATACTGGAGATGCTCAACCTATAAATAGCACCGCTACTTTAACAACTAATTGGCAGCGTTTTAGTTACACCACAACTCTTTCGGCAAGTATAACAGAATTATCTATAATTTTATTTTATACTCCTACTGGAACAGCTGGAGCAAATGATTATTTTGAAGCCACAGGTATTCAGTTAGAGATAGGTTCAGGAGTCACACCTTTTACTCGTGCTAACGGAACTGTTCAAGGAGAATTAGGTACTTGTCAAAGATATTATTATGCTATTGTTCCAACTGATGTTTATCAGGATTTTTTTAATGGCTCTACAAATGATCAAACTACTTATGCTAGATATTGTGTAAAATTTCCCGTAACAATGAGAGTTGCTCCAACAATGGGAACAACTGGCACAGCATCTGATTATGCAAATTTAGTTAAAACTGGATTTGCTCCAGCGAGTGCTGTTCCTACTTCTAATAATTCTAGAGTAGACGGAATAACAGTTTATATATCTTCTGCTGCACTTACCACTGGCGATTCTCCGTGTCTTCGTAATTCAACAGGTGGCGTTAATAATAATAACTGGCTTACCTTTAGTGCGGAGTTGTAAAATGATAAAGTATGAAGAAAAAGAAATAGACAGCAAATTATATATTGAAATGACTGATATAGATGGACGAATTTATTCAATACCAAAAGACCCTGCTAATTCTGATTATCAGAGGTATTTAAAATGGTTGGAGGAAAATAATGTCTAGAATCAGAGATATAGCAAACCTATTTAGCGGATCAACAGATGCGGCAACTGATGCTGAAGTAACTGCTGCAATTGCTGCACACAATAATGCTACTACCTCTGTGCATGGTATTACAAATACTGCTTCTCTTGCTACATCATCTTCTGTAACTTCCGCCATTTCTACACATAACACTGCAGCAAATGGTCATACAGGAAGAGGTGACACTGCTTCCCGACCAAGCTCTCCAACAGCTGGGGATATTTATGCAAATACCCAAACAGGATTCATGGAAGTATATACTGGAGCAACATATGGATGGGAGCAAGTTGGTGGAATTGCATCAGCAGTAACAGGAGTTACTGCAACTAATACTGGAACATCAAGAGCATATAATAATGGTGCTGCTTCAGTATCATTTACCCCAGGAACAATTCTTGGAAGATCATACACTGTCACTTCATCACCAGGTTCATATACAGCATCTGGCTCCAGTTCACCAATTACTATTACAGGATTACAGTCCTCAACACAGTATACATACACTGTAGTTGCAACAAATAATTATGGATCATCTTCTGCAAGTTCTGCTTCTAGCGCAGTTACTGCAACAACTGTGCCTCAAGCGCCAAGCATATCTGCAGCGGCTGCAACTTCTAGTGCAACAATTACTATAACACCAGGAGCAACTGGTGGATCTGCTATTACACAATATTCTATTACATCAAATCCTGCCACTACAACACAAACTACATCAAATACAACATATACATTTACAGGATTAACTAATGGAACTTCTTACACATTTACAGCTACAGCAACAAATGCTAACGGTACATCAGCCACAAGCTCTACAAGTAATTCAGTAATACCTGTAGCACCACAAAATTTTGATGTTCTTTTAGTAGCAGGCGGCGGTGGTGGTGGAGCTCGTCAAGCAGGTGGCGGTGGAGCAGGAGGTATTTTTTATGCATCTAGCCAGGCACTTACCATAGGTACCCTATATTCAGTGACAGTTGGAACTGGAGGAACTGCAAGCAATAATCAGTCTGTTAATGGAGGTAATGGAACAAATTCAATATTTGGTTCTTTAACTCAAGCAGTCGGCGGCGGCGGCGGGGCAGGTAATGCTACAGGAGATAGTGCTGCAGCAGGAGGATCTGGTGGTGGAGCTAATAACTGTTATAGCGGATACCCAAATACTTTTTTTCCAGGCGGAGTCTCTAATCAAACTTCAACTGGTGGAATTGGATATGGAAATGCTGGAGGAAGAAGTGATTTACAGGGTGCAGGCGGCGGTGGAGGAGCAGGAGCAGTAGGGGGAAGAGGAACAAATCAAACAAATCAAGCAACAGGAGGAAATGGAATATCTACATATTCTTCTTGGGGATCAATTACTGGCACTGGGCAAAACATATCAGGAACATATTGGTATGCAGGTGGCGGTGGTGCAGGTGGTGGCGGTGGTCAATATGGTGGTACTGGAGGAAATGGCGGTGGAGGAACTGGAGGAGGAAATCCTTCTGGAACTATAATCTATCCAACAGCTGGATCAGCAAACACAGGCGGTGGTGGTGGAGGAGGAGGCAGTACTGGTTCAGATTCAAACAGTTGGACAGCAGCAGCTGGGGGTTCAGGAGTTGTTATAATTAGAACAAGTGGAACTTATACCGCATCCGCTACTACTGGCTCACCAACTCGCACAGTAAGCGGAGGTTACACATATTACTGTTGGACTGGAAATGGGAGTATAACAATATAATGGCACATTTTGTAAAATTAGATGAAAATAATAATGTATTAGAGGTGCATGTCGTATCAAATGCTGCTCTAGATGAATTAAATGAAGAACAAAGTGGTATATCTTTTTTAACCGAATGGTCTGGAGGATATTCTAATTGGAAACAAACATCTTATAATGGAAAAATTCGTAAAAATTATGCTGGTGTAGGATATTTTTATGATGAAAATTTAGATGCATTTATTCCACCAAAACCTTATAATTCTTGGATTTTAAATGAAGATACATGTCTTTGGGAAGCCCCAGTCCCAATACCAAATAATGATAATTTTTACTCATGGAATGAGGAAACTCTTTTATGGGATGAGGTAAATAATGGCTAAGTTAATTAAAGTATGGGATGGAACTCAATGGCAATCCGTTGGCGTTGCTGCTGCACAGGGTCCTACAGGCCCTACAGGGCCAACTGGACCAACTGGACCAGCTGCTGTAACAAATCAATCCATATCTTCAAATATAACTTTATCTGCTGGTGTTAGATATTTTGTAAATACATCTGCTGCTAGAACTCTTACTTTACCCTCTTCCCCTTCTGTAGGAGATGAAATTCAAATTTCAGATGCTTCTGGACAAGCTGCAACAAATAATGTAACCATAAATTCAAATAGTGGTAAAATTAATGGTACTGTGCAAGATCTTATAGTAGATACTGATGGAGCTATATTTGCTATTATTTATACTGGATCTACATATGGATGGGTGGTCAAATAATGCCTCTTAATTTTTCAAGCTTAGGCGGAACGCCAAAAGGTACTACTGCAAATCGTCCATCAAATCCAAATATCGGTGATACTTATTATAATGGTACATTGGGTAGACAAGAGATTTATACTGGTGCTTCTACGGGCTGGAAGGCTATGAATTCAGCAGCACAAATTCCAACAGTCGTAGCATCAAATACATCAGGAGCTGCATTTGGTAGTGCTTCTGCAGATATAACAATTACACCAAATACTTCTGGAGGACTTGCAAGTTCTTATACTATAACATCAAATCCATCAACTACTTCACAAACCACAAGTAATACATCATATACTTTTACTGGATTAACTGCTGGCACGTCTTATACTTTTACAGCAACTGCAACAAATGATTATGGTGTTTCTTCTGCAAGTTCCGCAACATCTTCGATTACTGCAACTACTGTGCCTCAAGCGCCAAGCATATCAGCATCTTCAACATCTAATATTGCATATGGGTCAACACCGACAGCAAGTGTAACAGTGTCTGGTGCAACTGGCGGATCTTCTATAACCAACTACTCATACTCCACCAATGGATCAACTTATACAGCATTATCACCAGCGCAGACATCAAGTCCATTAACAATTGATGGTGGATTTACTGCTGGAACTTCGTATGGAATCTACATTAAAGCAATTAATGCTAATGGATCATCTAGCACATCTTCTGTTTCAACATTTACAGCAGCAACAGCACCGCAGGCACCAACTATTGGAACACCTACTGCTACAAGTGCTACTACAGCATCTATTCCATTTACTACTGGAAACACTGGTGGATCAACTATAACTAATTATTCTTATTCTTTGGATGGAACAAATTATACTACACTATCACCAGCGCAAACAACATCTCCTTTAACTATATCTGGGTTAACACAAAATACTTCTTATACATTTAGAATAAAAGCAATTAATAGTATAGGAACTTCCTCAGCCAGCTCACAAAGTTCTTCCATAACTACTCCAGTAGAATTTACATTAACTTATAACTTAGTAGCAGGTGGTGGCGGTGGGTGGTCGGCAAATGGTGGTTCTGGCGGCGCAGGAGGTCAACAGCTTACGTCTACAGCAAATATAGGAGTCGGAACTTCCTTTACAGTTAGTGTTGGTGCGGGAGGCAATGGAAGTCAATTTGTATCACCATACTCAACTAATGGAGGAGTCACGACGCTTTCTGGAGGTGCAGTAAGCTTATCTTCTACAGGAGGAGCAAGAGCTACTGGTGGAGTTGGATCTGGAAATGGAATTGCAATTGATGCTAAATCTGGAAGTGGTGGAATAGGATCTAATGGAGGTCCTGGTGGCGCTGGTACAGCTGGCGGTGCTGGTACAGCGCAGGTTGATGGAGTGACTCGTGCAGGTGGAGGTGGTGGTGCTGGATGGAATAACTCTGGCGGAGCAGGCGGAGCAGGCGGAGGTGGAGCAGGGGCTAGCGGTGATAGTGGAATGAATGGCGGAAATGGGACTGCAAATACTGGTGGCGGTGGAGGCGGCGGTGGAACTGGAGGTAACTATACAACTAATGGTTTTGGCGGAAATGGAGGTTCTGGTATTCTAGTGCTTAAATACCCAGATACAAGAACAATATCTTTAGGTGCAGGAGTTACTGGATCTACTGGAGCAGCATCTGGAGGATTTAAGACAACTTTAATAACTGGCGGAAGCGGAACAGTATCCTGGTCATAGTATTTACTTTCTTATACTAATATAGTAAACTATATACATGCGATTTCATGTAATATCATTACCACATACTAATACAACAAAAGAATTTGTTTCTTGCGCTTATACTGAAAAAGTAAGACGATTTTGTAATATGATGAAGTCTTTAGGTCATACCGTATATTTATATGGTGGAACAAAAAATGAAGCGGAAGTAGATGAATTTATAACCTGTATATCAGAAGAAGATAGATCAGAATTTGTAGGAGATAAACATTTTTCAGATGTAATATTTGATCCTAAAAATAAATACTGGCAAATGTTTAATAATAAGGCTGTAGTAGAAATAGCAAAAAGAATAGAACAAAAAGATTTTATATGTTTAATTGGCGGGAATTGTCAAAAACCAATAGCAGATTCTTTTCCCGCACATATGTCAGTAGAATTTGGAATTGGCTATACTGGAGTATTTACTAATTATAGAGTATTTGAATCTTACGCATGGATGCATATGGTTTATTCCGCCTACAAAGATCCATACTCTGTAGATGGCAAATATTACGATGCTGTAATTCCAGGATACCTTGATCCAGAAATGTTCCCACTTGTAGAAAAGAAGGATGACTATTATCTATATATAGGAAGATTAATAGAAAGAAAAGGTTGGAGAATTGCACAAGAAGTTTGCGAGGCTTTAGGTAAAAGATTAATTGTGGCGGGATCTGGAGAATTTTCTGGATATGGGGAATATGTAGGATTAGTAGGAGCGGAAGAAAAAGCAAAGTTAATGGGAAACGCTATTGCTACTTTTGTTCCCACCCAATATATAGAGCCATTTGGTAATGTTAACATTGAATCACAGGCCTGCGGAACTCCAGTAATTACAACAGATTGGGGCGCATTTACAGAAACCGTGATTCAAGGTGTTACTGGTTATAGATGTAGAACATTTGATGAGTTTTGCAGGGCGGCAGAAGATGTAAAGTCGTTATCTCCAGCACAAATAAGACAGCATGCTATTGATAAATATTCTGTTGATACAATCAGATATGAGTATGATAAGTATTTCCGCCGCCTTTTAAACCTATGGAATAAAGGTTGGTATGAAAGGTAAAATGGTATAATTTAAAGATATGGGAACAACGGGCAAAGGTTTTAGATATCCACAGTATTCAGACACTCCAGATATTCCAAGAGATTTAAGTTATCTGGCAGCCGATGTTGATGCTTATCTTGACGCACACCCAGGCCCATCTGGTCCTACTGGCGCAACAGGCCCACAAGGATCAACAGGTCCAAGCGGAGCAACAGGCGCTTCAGGTGCAACAGGGCCACAAGGTGTAACAGGCCCACAAGGCGCAACTGGACCACAAGGGGTAACGGGCCCATCTGGTGCTTCTGGTGCAACTGGCCCTCAAGGAGTTACTGGTCCACAAGGTTTAATTGGTGTTTCAGGTGCAACTGGACCTAGCGGTGCAACTGGTCCATCAGGTGCAGGCATAGAAGTTTTAGGTTCATATGCAACTCTAGCGGCATTGCAGTCAGCACATCCAACAGGAACAATTGGAGATGCTTATCTTGTAAATCAAGATTTATATATTTGGGATTCAGTTGGATCAGAATGGGATAACGCTGGAACTATTCAAGGACCACAAGGTGCAACAGGACCACAAGGCGCAACAGGCCCACAAGGATCAACAGGTCCACAAGGAAATATTGGTTTATCTGGCGCAACTGGTCCTCAAGGTGCAACAGGACCACAAGGTGCAACTGGACCGCAAGGAATACAGGGTATAGCAGGTCCGTCAGGTGCAACAGGACCACAAGGTATAACAGGGCCTACTGGACCTTCAGGCGCAACTGGACCGTATGGAATATTTACTATATCATCAGATACGCCACCATCTTCACCAACAACAGGTCAAGCATGGTATAACTCTACAAACGGATTAACTTATATCTATTATGATAGTTACTGGGTAGAAATAGGAAATTCTTTAGCTGGTCCCACAGGTGCTACTGGACCTTCAGGCGCAACTGGACCACAAGGAGTATCAATAACATTTAAAGGAAGTGTGGCAACAACAGGACTTCTTCCTTCTTCAGGAAATACAGTTAATGACGCATATATAGTAGATGCTGATGGAGATCTTTATATTTGGAATGGTTCTTCATGGTATAGTACTGGACAAATTGTTGGGCCACAAGGACCACAAGGCGCAACTGGTCCTCAAGGAGTTACTGGTCCATCAGGACCAACTGGCCCACAAGGCGTGACTGGTCCTCAGGGACCTCAAGGAGTTACTGGACCACAAGGAATTCAAGGTGCAACAGGCCCTCAAGGTTTAGGTAAAATAGTTCAGGTAGTACATGGAACATCTACTGCTGCTGTATCTTCAAATTCTTTACAGGGTACAAAACAAGACACAACTTTATCTGCTACAATTACACCAACTTCTGCATCAAATAAAATTTTAGTCATATTTAATCAAGTTTATAATAAAGATGTTAACTCACAACAGTCCAGTATGTGGCTTGAATTGTGGAAAGATGCGTCTTTAGTAAAACAATTTTTCTTAGATGCTGGTTGGAGCTACACCTACCTTGCAGCACATACTTGGAAAGGACTTGTATTTAGCGGAAGTCATTTTGATACTCCATCTACTACATCTGCAATAACATATAAAACTAAATTTACTGGCGGATATGGGCACATGAATGTTAATGACGGAACTATCACAAGTTGTAGTACAATGATATTAATGGAGGTAACACCATAATGCATGTAGGTGGAGAAGTTTTAAAAATGTTAGTTCCTGATAATATATCCTGGACTATAACTGGAGATGATTATTCTGGAATTGTTTGGCATAACTCAGATCCTTATATTACCGAGTCTGAATTTAATCAGGGAAAACTAGATCTTAATAATTATTTAGAAGAAAAAGAATCTGAAAGAATTTCTAAAAAACAAATTGCTTTACAAAAAATAGAACAACTAGGGTTAACAGAGGAAGATATTCTGTTAATTATGGGTGGTTGATATGCCAATGGATTTTCCTAATTCCCCCACATTAAATCAGACATATACAGTTTCTGGCACAACATGGCAATGGGATGGATCTTTATGGAATATAGTTAGAATTCCAACTGGTGCGTCAGGCGCAACTGGCCCACAAGGTGCCACAGGACCATCTGGCCCACAAGGTGCCACAGGACCTCAAGGCGTAACAGGTCCTCAAGGTACAGCAGGTCCGTCAGGCGCAACTGGTCCAGCTGGATCAAATGCAACTGCATATTCAAATGGAACTAATACTTCTAATACAAACAAAATTTTTTATACTACTGGCGCCCAACCAACTGGGACGGCAGCTGGAGACCTTTGGGTAACTTACTAACATGGGCCTATATGTATATAATGGCTCTTCATGGAGTAGTCAAGCAACTGGATTAAAACTATATAATGGCTCTACTTGGGTAAATGTAACTAGGGGATATGTATATAACGGATCTTCATGGAGTCAATTCTATCCAGAAGCACCTGCAAATACGGCAGCGCCAACAATAACGTTATCCTCTGGAGGAATTTATCCTGCTGGAATTAATCAAACTTTAACTGCATCGACTGGTACATGGACAAATAACCCAACAAGTTATTCATATCAGTGGTACGCAAAAGGAAACGGAATAGGATATTCTGCAATATCAGGAGCAACATCTTCAAGCTTTGCATTGTCTGGTACCTATGCTGGAGCAACAATTAAAGTTACAGTTACTGCAACTAATGCAAGAGGAAGCACATCTGTAGATTCATCAGAAGTCGGAGCATTTGGACCAGGAGCTTTAACTGGATTAACTGCTAGTAGGACAGGAACAGGAACTGCATTTGTTAGTTGGAATGCTTCAAATGGCGCAGATAGATACTATGTTCAATCAAGTCCACCATTTGCATCAACAACTACTACTGGTACAAGTATTACAATAACTGGACTTACTGGACCTACCGCAGGTATTTATGTTGCAGCAGAAACTACTAAATGGGGATACTCTATGGGTCTACAAGGTTCTGGAGCAAGTACAAGCGTAAGCGGTTTACCATAAAATAAGGAGGAATAAATGGTTACACAATATGAATATCTGTCAGACGCAGATAAGAATGCAATTAAAGAAGCAGCAATGCGTGGATTGGAATATCATGTCTACGGATTAGAACAGCAATTGCTTATTGCAAATGCTGCAAATGAGCCAGATGCTGTTGTTATCGCTCAAATTGAAGCGGCTATTGCAGAAAAGCAAGCACAAATTCAAGTTCTTAAGTAGGAAAAATGTCTTACAAAGCAGCAGTCTTATATGACTATCCTATAGCATATTACCCACTAGACGATATTACTACCGTTGACCTGGTACAAGACTTTACTGACTTTTTAGCACAATTTGCTACTTATCAAGATGTTTTAGATAATGTATCTTCGTATGCAAATATTTATGGAGATGTGGCATATGATCACTCTGGATGCGAAAACGATGGGAACTATATCGGAGACCCAGAAACAGAAATACTTCCAATAGTTGCAGGAAATGGAAGAGCTACAAAAATAACAAATGAAAATTCTGTTGTTTATAATATAAACAATGACTATACTGCAACCGCCACAAACAGCCAATTCGGAACAGCATCCTCTTCAGATAATGATTTTACAATAGAATTTTGGTTTTATCCATCATTTACTACAAGCGCAGAAACTCCAATTATAGCAGACCCAACAAATGAAATTGGAGTATTTTACGAAAAAGGTAATATTACTTTTAAAGTAGAGACACAAGAATTAAGCTATACCCTACCGTCAGTCAATAAAGTTTTTTATGTAGTATGTTCTTATAATCAAAATTATTTATATATTTATATAGATGGGGTTTTAGTAGAATATAAACAGTTAACAAATTTTGTATTTACTAATGAATCTTTATCTCTAATAAGCGGACCTACATCTAACGCATCAGACTACTTTTTAATAAATAGTGTTGGTATTTATAGATATGAATTAAGCCAAGAATCAATTCAATATCATATGTACGAAGGAAGATCTTTATTGCCGACTCAGGTAGCACAAGCAGATAATGGACAGGTGTTTAATATCTATGATAATGGTTTAACTCAAACATTTAAATATGAATATCCAACAAATAAATCATGGAATGACATTGTTGAAGATGGATTATATTACATAGAAACAGAATCAGCAGAATATCTTGAAATTATAAAAACAGAATCAGCAGCATCAAGCACAGTAATATTAAATGATTTTATTCCAATCAACCCATCAATCACTGCTGATAGGTCTAAAATAGAGTGGGCAGGAGATAATGGAGTAACAGTAGAAGTAAGTACAGATGGATCAACATATACTTCTTGTATAAACGGTGAACAGATTCCTGGATATACTTTAAATAGTTTTGGTAATATGGAAGGTCTTTATTTAAGAATAACTATAAATTCATCTGATACAAGTAAATTTATTCCAAGGCTATATAAGCTTACAGTTAAATTTTATAATGGACAAACTCTGTATGCTGAAAATGGTTATGCTTATATAACATCTTTAGAAGGCGATAACGCAGTTTCAGACTATAGAATAACATTCGGGAATAACAAATATGATATTCTTTCTAGACATAAATTGAATGGATTAAAAACTGTTACAGATTCTGGATTTCATGTAACTACCGCAGACGGAATAAATACAGTAGAGTTTTTCTATACTCCATTTTCTTTGACTACAAGCGGTCTAATATCAACTGTTGGAACAAATGGATATTCAGCTTCAAATATATCCTGGAATAATTTAGGGACAATGTCAAAGACTAATATTTCTGCTTTATATGTAAATGGGGTAAATAAGACCTCAGAAACAAATGTATCCAATATATTTAAGGAAGATCAATTACATCACGTCGTAGTAGTATTTTCTTCGGCAGTATCTAATGAAATTAGATTTAATTATTCTTTGTCTGGATCGATTCCTGCCCTATATCAATACATATCAATATATCCAAATTCCTTTAATAGTACCAAGGCTGCCGATCATTATGACTATTATATTAGAAGAGATACAGAGGTCATAACCGATTCGTCTACCTTAACCATGACAGAAGACAGTGTAAATTATTATAATAATGACTGGATAGTGATACAAAATACATAATTTTGTCACTCTACGTGACAAAAAGCTGGACTTAGACCATTAAAGGTGGTAAAATAAAGGTCTATGGATATTAAAAGAAGTAGCGTAAAGGTCGGACCAGAAGAAACAACGCTTGGAATTTATGTCTGGGAAATGCCAGATGGACGGTGGATAGGTGATGATGATGGCAACTATCTTTCAATTACATCCATGAAGGGCAATAAATCTCGTATAGATGCATTGGCTAGAGAAGTAAGGTCATACGGAATCTACGAGGGAAAGCCTTTGTTTTTGTCAGGGCGGAGAAAAATTGATGATGAAGAATTTGAATATCAGCAACAAAGATTAAAGTGGGGCCTAACTCCAGATCCTCTAGATATTGGAGTTTACAAAGAAGAAACTAGGAAAGCACAAGGACTAAAATAATGGGACTAATTGAAGACGATAACCAAGAAATCGATACAGGAGTTCATGCTCTAACTGCGTCAGATTTCCACATCCCGTCAGTAAATGTTGTAAAGACTACTGATGCCTTTATGGTGTCTGGCGAAGAATTGCAAAAGGTTCAAGGGCTTGGTGCTTCTTTCCGCCGTAAAATGAATCGTAATCTTCAAAAGAGATTTGTTGGTATTGAAGGCGTAGAAACACAGCAGAATCTTCTTGCACAAGCCATTACTGGCTATGCAATGTTTGACCTTATTGAACCTCCATATAATCTTGAATATCTTTCACATATTTATGAAATTTCACCATACAACTATGCAGCAATTAATGCTAAGGTTTCAAATATCGTAGGTCTTGGATATGACTTTATTGAAACACGTAAAACAATGGATGCGATTGATGGTATTGATAATGAGAATCAGTTAGAGCGGGCACGTAGAAAGCTTGACAGACTTCGTCAAGATTTACATGAATGGCTAGAGGATTGCAACGAAGAAGAAACATTTAAAGAGACACTAATTAAATTCTATACAGATGTAGAAGCAACAGGAAACGGCTATCTAGAAATTGGTCGTACAACTTCTGGAAAGATCGGATATATTGGACATATTCCAGCAAAGACAATGCGTGTACGTCGTCTTCGTGATGGATTTATTCAATTGCTGTATGGCAAGGCAGTATTCTTCCGTAATTTTGGAGATCAAGAAACTCCAAATCCAATTGCGGAGGGAAGCGATAGACCAAATGAAATTATTCATTTTAAGAAATATACACCACGAAACAACTACTATGGAATTCCAGATATTGTGGCAGCAGCAAATGCTATGGCAGGAAATGAATTTGCTGGTAAATATAATCTAGATTATTTTGAAAACAAGGCTGTCCCACGATATATTATTACTGTAAAAGGTGCAAAGCTTTCTACAGAATCTGAACGAAAACTTCTGGAATTTTTCCAGGTCGGTCTTAAAGGAAAGAATCATCGCTCACTTTATATTCCACTACCAGCAGACTCACCAGATTCAAAGGTTGAATTTAAAATGGAGCCAGTGGAAGCAGGGGCACAGGAATCTTCATTTAATGTTTATCGTCAATCAAATAGAGATGAAATATTAATGGCACATCGTGTTCCTATTTCTAAAATTGGTAGTCCGCAAGGAATTTCTTTGGCAAATGCTCGTGATGCAGATAAAACATTTAAAGAGCAGGTTTGTCGTCCAGTCCAAGATATTTTGGAAAAGAAATTAAATAAATTAGTTGAAGAAATGACAGATGCTCTTCAAATTAAATTTAATGAATTAAGTCTAACAGACGAAGATACTCAGTCTAAGATTGATGAACGTTATTTGAGGATGCAAGTAATTACTCCTAATGAAGTTCGAATTCGCAGGGGTATGGTACCTATGGATGGCGGAGATGAAATTGTTCAATTAAAGCCACAACAGCAGGCGGAAATAAGAGCCCAGGCTGGAAATACCAGAACCAGAGATCAAGAGAGATCTAATAATTCCCCAGATATTTCGGGGGAAGCTAGAAATCCTCAAGGTGAAGGCAGACAGGTTGAGTAATACTACTCAACTGATTATTTGCCTTATATATAATAACGTTATAAAATTAAGCATATGAATATTGAGAAATCTCTATGGTCATCTAATGGCGACAATATTAATTTGTCTGTGCCATTTACTAAAGTCAATCGTGAAAAGCGTACAGTCTCTGGCTTTGCCACGCTAGATAATCTTGATCAAACTGGAGATGTTGTCACACAAGAAGCATCATTAAAAGCATTTGAATCTTTCCGTGGAAACATTCGTGAAATGCATGGATCAAGCGCAGTTGGCAAAATGGTTTCGTTCAAGCCAGAAACATACTATGATCCAGAAACAAAAGAATTTTATAACGGTGTTTATGTAGATGCTTATATTTCAAAAGGCGCACAAGATACATGGGAAAAGATTTTGGACGGAACTCTTCAAGGATTCTCAATCGGCGGAAAGATTATAGATTCAGAGAATGAAGTTAATAAGTCTACAGGCAAGCCAGTTAGATTTATTAAAGAGTATGCACTTATGGAGTTATCTGTTGTAGATTCTCCAGCAAATGAACTTTGTAACATCTTGTCTATTCAGAAGATGAATGGACAATTGCTATTTAAGGGCATTGCTGCCGAGACAAAAATGGAAAATATTTTTTATTGCCAGGAAAGCGATTCCGTATTTATGTCCACAGAAACAGAATACACATCGCCAGTTTCTGGAAAACCTGCAACTTTAATTGGTTGGGTAGAATCAAATGATACAAACAAAGCAAAGGAAATCGATAGAATTCTTGATTTGCACAAAAAGTCAAGATTAACGTTGCCTGATACAAACACAATTGCAAAACAGGCAAACGCAGAAGGAGGTAATGAAGTGTCAGAAAACACAGAAACACTAGCAGCAGTTGAAGAAACTCCTGCAGTTGAAGAAGCAGCTCCTGCTGAAGTAGCAGCTGTTGAAGAAGCAGCTCCTGCCGAAGAAGCAGCACCTGCTGAAGACGCTTCTGCCGAAACTCTGGAAAAAGCAGCCGACGTATCAGAAGTTGAGGTTGATGAACCTGATTTTGCAAAGATGCTTGGCGATCTAAAAGGCTTTTTCTCGGAAACTCTAAATAAGGCATCAGAAGCAAATGCTGCTCAAGTTACAGCTATTAAGGATACAGTTGAAACTTTCAGCAAGAGCGTTGATGGACGAATTTCAGAATTGGCAGAACAACATGCAGCACTTTCAAAGGCTGTAGAAGATATCAAGA